GAGATTGGCGTCCTGGAGATTGGCGTCCTGGAGATTGGCGTCCTGGAGATTGGCGCCCCGGAGATTGGCGCCCTGGAGATTGGCGCCTGCTTTGGTCGCGGCCTTGACAGCCGCTGCAATGTTGGTCTCCGTCTTTCCGGTGTCCTCGATTTCCCCTTCCCAGCATGCCGTGGAGCTGTCAAACCTGTTCGGGATCCGCACCACGATCTTTCTGGGATCCACGACCATGGACACCGTGGGATCGGAGACAAGGGCGATTCCGCGCCCGTAAGTGCTCCGAGATCCCCACGAAAACCCGCGCACCGTGTCGAAATCGGTAGGAGTCGCCACGCACCCGGTTTCCAAGGAAACGGCCGCGGGGTATCCGTTATTGTTGAAGTTCCAGATTTTGCACATCTGGTTGAGGAACATTTCCGGAGTCGCAAGGACCTTCTTCGCCTTGAGCTTTTTCACGGCCATCTTTTTGGCCACAGGCTTCTTGGTAGCCGACTTCTTGCCGGCGGTCTTGGTGGGTTTCTTATCCATGGATTCCGTCCTTGTGCATCGCCCCGCCACATACGGGACACGTCGCCGGGCGCCCGGCTTCCAACTCAGAAACCCGCTTCCCGGTATCCAGAATAGTAGTCTGCAATCCTGCAAAAGTCAAGCGGAAAGTTTTCAGTCCATGGACCATTGTTTCCCGGCTCTCGACGCCACGCGCCAAGGCCCGGACCCTGCGCACCCTGGATTCCAGATCTTCCCAGTCCACGACTCGGACCACCGGCCACCGGCGCACAAGGGACCGGATCCCCTGCAGCTGGGATTCCGCCTCCTGGACCGCTTCCCATGACTTCCGGAGGGCCGGGACCCGTGGGGCCAATGCAACCAGCTTCCCGGACTCCTGGAGGGTCTTGGCAGCTTCCTTCCACCGCTGCACCGTGGAACGGACCATCTGGAGACGAACGTCCGCGCTTCTCCATGCTTCGTCCGATTCCCAGACAGCTTGCACCCGTGGCCACAGTTCCACCAGCTTCCTGGTCCTGTCCACGGTCCTCTGTTCCAGGGTCCACCGGAGAATCGATTCTCGGAGTCCGTGCGCCTGTTCCTGGAGACCGCGGCACCAGTCGAGTTCCCGCCGTAGGGTCTTGACCCTTGGTTCCAGTTCCAGGAGCTTGGCGGCCTTGTTCATCCTGGATTGTGCGTCCTGCATCTGGCGGATCAGGTCCCGGAGCCTTTCCGCCTTGGATTCTAGGGCCGTCCGGTCCTTGTACAAGACTTCCAGGGCCTCCAGGCGTGCAGATGCCCCATCGACCCAGCTAAGGGCTTCCATGGCCGCGGTGTCGGCTTCCTGGTCCTTCTCGAGCTGGATCCCGTTCGCCTTTTCCGTGCGCAGGAGACTTGCGGCGGCGGAAATATGAGCATCGATGTCGTCCAGCTTCACGGTGCGATTGAGGAAGGCGGAAACTTCGCCGGCGCCCTTGGAGATCAGGAACGCCTGGTCGTGCTGCTTTTGGACATTGACCTCGGACCAGTTGAACCATTGGGACACGGCATCAGGGACACCGACGCCGATGGCCGTGTACCGTTCTCCGTTGAGTTCGTAGCCGTTGGCTTCCTTGTCGTTCTTGGACCGGGCAGCTTCCCGGAACCGGCGACAGTAGGACCCATCGGGCCGGGTAATCGTGACATCGCAGTCGTCCAGTAGGGTCACGGTGCCCTTGGCGCTGGTCTTCTTGGCCCAGCGGGAAACGTAGGCGTCCCCCATCGGGGCGTTGGAGGTGGCACGGATGCGGTTCTCCTGGACCCAGCGAATGGCACGGGAGGAAAGGGCCGTTTTGCCAGAGTCGCCAGAACCCACGAGTACATTTAGCCCTGGGGAAAACTCGATCTCGGTGTCCGGCCACGATTGGAAATTGCGGATGCGGAGTTTGGAGATCATAGACGAACTTTCTTCAAGGTCCAAAGTTTCCCTGTCCATTGGACAAGTCCCAAGTCTTCCAGGTGCTTCAAGGCGTCCAGGACTCCCGGCTCTTGGTCGTTGCCCCAACGCCCTTCGTGCCATGCGCCTAGACACTCGCCAATCTGTTCCAGGGACAGGCCTTGGCGTCCGTGCGGACGGCGCAAGGTGTCCAGGATTAGAAGCGGGTAGTTCCCGGTGTACGGCTTCTTTCCGCCTAGTCCAGCATCTGAGACTTGGGCGATGTGGTCGATAGTGCAACTATGCATCGCTGGTGTCCTGTGGTTTGGGGTGCAGGACCTTGGTCGCATGCTGGACAATGGGATCCCGGCGCTCCAGTTCCTCGCGGACTTGGTGGCTGTAGAGCTTGGGGACGTGTGGGTTAGGGCGCATTGGCCGCTTCTTCCAGCTCGATCGCCCTGGTCAAGGAATCCCGGGCCTCCTTGAGATCCTGGATCCTGTCCTTGTGTCCACGCTGTCCGGGTGCCAGTTGCTTCTTGACGGCGTGGTCCACGGCGCTGGATCCCGTGGGGAAGGCGGCAAGGACACAGTACACGTCGACCGGGACCTTGCGGCCGTCCAGGGTCGGCATCCAGCGGGTGTACTTGTTCGGGGTGAAGGGCTTCAGATCCGGATTGATTCCGCAGATCTCGGCCAGCTTCGTCAGGTACCGGAACAGCTCTTCTTTGGTCCTGGTACCTCGGACAATGGACTGCATGAGGCTTCCCAGTTCCCGGGAGATGTAGTCCCGTTCGTCGTGGGAAAGGAACGTCTGGGAGTCCGCAGGGACCTGGGGCACCGCAACCACACGATCCAGCATCCCCAAGGCGTCTTCGTGGAACTGGTCCATGGAGTCCTTGGCTTCCTGGGACAGGGGCGGATGGGTGCTTGGGAGCTTGCGACGGTACGGCATACTGGTGGGAATCTGGCTTCCTCCACACGAGTTTCCGGGCATCCATGCGATGGATGGTGCCCATTTCCCGTTCATGGTGCAGTCGTCCCCCTCCTGCACTTTCTCACCCTCCTCCAAAAGCCTGTACCCCAATCCGGCGTCCATCCTGTTTCCTTTTGTTCCCGGCCAACGTTGGCCCTTTGTACCCTGGAAATCTATAGAACTAGGCTCCATTTGTCAAGGGACTAGAAACAAAAAGGACCACCGTTTCCGATGGTCCTTGGTTCAGTGCTTCCGGGGTGGTGGGGGTGAGGGTGCGGCAGTGGGCCTATCTTTTTGGATCCGAGAATCCCACATAGGCGGAACCTCGTGCCGGTGCCTAGGAAGCCCTGCAAGGGGATCCTTCTGCTCGTACCCGTGTTCCATGGCCTTGACACCTGTTCGATGTCGAAGCCATGATACCCACGCGATAAGCGCAAAGATGCCAAACAAGACGGACGCTTCGGCCCAACTCACGCCGCACCCCTTCCATGTCGCAAGTACCCCCAATAGGCGATTCCCAGGGCGTCACAGATGCCTTCGTGCGGCTTCCGACACCGGGGCAGGGTCAAAGTCGCCTTGGGGAACATGCGCACGGCCCATGCAGCCGTGACCGCCTTGTCCTTGCCGGTGGGACCACAGGTCATCTTCTGCCATGTCTGGGGGTACACGAACTCCAAAGGAAGCTGGGACGCCCGGACAAGGCCCTTGACGATCCCGACCCCTTCAGCAAAGGCCCAGACCGAATTGACTCCTTGGTGCGGGAATGCGTGGACCCCTTCCATGACCACCCGGGAGCCTTCAGGAAGCGCCTGGAACACTTGGAACAGGGTGTCCACGTCGAATTCCTTGGCGACGATGGGCATAGGGATGATGGACACGATTTGGCCCGTGTCCCCGTCGAGGGTGGCAAGGCCGCCGGTCTTTCCTGGATCAATTCCGAGAATGTGCATGGTTCAGGTTCCAAGGTTCCCGACATCTGCGGATGTTGATTCAGGGTGGATATGGTTTCGGATCCAAGAGGCAAATACCCGGATCTCTGGTTGGGCGTGTGGATCGTCTCGGAGCTTGATGAAGGCGTCCCAGTCCAGATTGAAGCCCGCAACCCAGAACTTTGTCAGGGCTTCCATGGGCATGCACCCTCGGGCGATCTCGTTGGGCCACCCGGCGTCCAGGCGGCGCTGGTACTCGGTCTCACAGTCACTGTGAAACTGGCGCTGGTATTCCTCGGAACCCTCACCGTAGTAGGTCCAGTTGACCTTAGACCCCTTGGTGTACCGGCGGCTCATTTCCAGGTAGGAAAAGGACCGGTGGCGCATCCACTGAGACCGGGTGTAGAGGGGACATTCGACCAGGAACGCGGTGGCCGGATACCCCCGACTGCACGCGGCGGCAAGTTCAGGGCTCCAGTTCCCCTGTTCGGGCCTGAGGCTTTCTGGGAATGCGCGAAGGGATCCGGCAGGAAGGGCGCGAAGGTTCCCTTCGGCATCCTCCACGTTCCGGGGCACGAACTCCAAGCACGATAGGTGCCCACGCTCCACGATGCTCTTGAACAGGGCTTCCGGGTTCTTGGCGGCTTCATTCCCGTAGCTGAGGGACGCGATCTTGGATACCCACCACTTGGCGTGTGCGGCAGACTTGCGGCTGTCCCACGGGTTCCATGCCTGAATGGATCCCACGCGCCCTAGGCGGCTCTGCAGCTCGACAACCGGTGTCAGGGGCTGGATCATGCGGGGACTTCCCAGAGCTGGGACCAATTGAAGAGACAGTAGGCCAGTTCCGCAGGTTCCAGGACCAGGGTTCCGACTTCCGGCACCATCGTTCGACCAAAGTTTTCCACGGAAATGTGGTCCTCGACGGAATCGCTTGGCACTTCGATGCCGTCGGATTCCAGTTCCACTTCGTCCATGGTCCACTCATGGCCGCATTTGGGACAAGTGCAGTCCACGTCCCCGGTCACGGATCCCTGGATTTCGATGTCGTCGGAAACAATGACTTCCACCTGTCCGGCGTGTCGGCTCAGACAGTCCCGCACGGCGTCTTCGGCAAACGTCTGGGACATGGGGATCCCGGGCCCGATGCCCAGCTTCTTGAGCTTCTGGCGAAGGGCGATGGGGTCGACTTGGTGGATAGTGCTCACGGGGCTTCCCCTTCTGCTGGTTCAAAGGTTTCTTCGGCGTCCGTGTCCGCAGTTTCCGGGACCACGGCCTTGGTGAAAATGATGTCATCCAAGTACAGGCCGACTTGCAGCGTGTGGTTTCCTGGATCCGCATCGTACAAGGCCTCCGAGAGGTCATTGTATCCGTTCTCCGGGTCCTCCGCATCCCAATACGCATGGGAGACATCGAACCCTTTGGACTTGGCGAAATCTGCCACTTCCAGGAAGGCGGCGAATCGTTCCTTGTTTGTACTCATGGGGAAACCTCGTTGAACGGATCCACCACGGCTACGCGGCATGCTCCAGATCCGTCTGGGGCCTTTCTGACAAACTTGGAAGCTGGGATCATGGCGTACCCTTGGATATCGGATAGTTCCGACTCCCGGGAATCGTGATGAAACTTCGTAACTTGGAATCCCAGCTGGTTGCCCTCATGGAAAAGGGTCCCGTTCAGAAGTCCGATCAGCGTTACGATCTTGGTTCCATCCGGCATTTCCCGGTGGACGACGTGGTCCTCCATCCCAGAGGGGCACGGGATCATATGGTGAAGGAGCGCCTTTGTCTCCTCAGGAAACGCTTTGAAACAAGCGTTCAGGCGTTCGATTCCGGTCAAAATTTGCTCCTTCTGTTGCTGGCCGCCGCAGCTTCCACGGCCTCCCATTTTTCGACAACGCGCCTTGTCAACTCGTTTTCCATGCCCTTGTCCGCTTCCACGGCCCGGATCAACTGGTCCCGAGTGTAAACCGGGAACTTGGCGACATACGCCGCCTGGAGTTCCGGGTCCTTTGCAATCCAGGTGTCCAGCCACTCCAGGGAAAGGCGACTGTGCCCGGCTTCCGCCTTCCTGGCCGCCCTTGCTTCCTGATCCTTGGCCGACTCGCCGCCCATGGTCCCCAGCCACTCCACGACGGCTTCCAAGGTCTTCTCGCTGCCCGGATTCCAGGCAAGGAAGATATCCTTGGTGCAGTCCTTGGCGATGCCCCATTCCTTGGACGATGGGTCCCGAAGTGCTCCGGTCTTGGGATCCCGGAGATTGAACAGGAAATCGATGTTGGATCCGATGTTGTCGATTCCGTAGTCGAACAGGATGCTGTAGATGCATTCCCTGTAGGGCCTTGGCGTGCTGGCCTTCGTGGTCCATGCCCGGACGACGGCTCCAACCTTGCGGAAAGTTCCGTCTTCCTTGTTCCCCGTCGTCAAGTCGTGCAGCGGCTTGAGCCAAAGGATCGTGTCGCACCAATGATCCAAGGCCTTGCCGCCGTTGCGGTTAAACTTGTTCGGATCAAATTGCATGGCGCCCAGCTTCGTGCGCACCTGAGAAAGGAGGATCACGGCCGTCTGGGATTCCATGGCCTTGGACATGGTGATGCGCAAGGACTCCGAAAGGAATTTGGGGGTTCCCGTCGTGACGGTGTAGCTGCCTTCCTGTTTGATGTCCTTGCCGGCGTCCACCTGCTCCATGCGCTTATCGGCCCGGGCTTCCGTCTCCTCGGTGCTGAAGGCGTCCAGGGAGTCCACCACGACGATGCCTGGGGTCTTGGCGTCCGTGAGCAGCTTGGACATGTAGCCGTCCAGCTCTTCGATGGTGTCCGGGACCCATTCCGACCGATCACAAACCGTGATTCCCCACATGCCCTCGGTGTCGAAGGAAAAGCGGTGTTCACGGTCGATGAACTTCCACCAGAAATCCTTTCCCTTGGCGTGGGCATTGTGGACAATGGATTCGGCGGACAGTTGGGTCTTGCCGCCACCTTCCAAGGCAACAACGTTGATCAGGGTGCCACCTTTCCACCCCATGCCCTGGCCGCCTCCGACATTGAGGTCCAGGAGTGTGCATCCAGTGGTGAATCGGACGGGAGAAAAGGAGGGGGATTTCGGTTCCCCCTCCATCAGACGCTTGCGGGTTTCGGCCGCTTTGTCCTTGGCGGCCATTAGTCTTCCGCCCCAAGGTCTGACGGATGCACCTCGAACAGCGCCGCAATCGGTTCCCGGATCGCCTTCTTGAAATCGGAAAGCCTGGATTCCAGGAACTCGATCCGCAGGTCCTTTTCATCCTTGCCTCCGGCCCGGGAAACCTCTTCCGCGACCATGTAGGAAACATCGTCCACATAGGACAAGCCTCCGTAGCCGGAAAGACTGTACCCAATTAGCTGGGCAAGCTGCCTGTGGTCTTCTTCACTGTAAGACCCACACGCGATGGTGTTCAGGTCCATTCCGTGCTTCGATGCGTGTTCCAGGAGGTCCGAGACGATCTGATTCTTCTGGAAGCGTAGGACGCCCTTTTCGTCCAGTGCAAGGGGCTGCGTTGGGTGTCGCATCAGCAACCAGCCACCACACACTGCTCGTATACGTCACAGGTGCGACAGGCGCGGGGCTCCGGCTTCTCTTCGAAGCTCTTCCCGTACTCCAGGCCATGAGGACAGGTATCCTTGGACGCTTCGGCCTTGGCCGTCGGCTTCTCGCCCTTGGGCACCTTGTCGGTTCCAGGTGCGGGCTTGTCGAAATCGAGATCGGGATCCTTGCGCTTGTCGTCCGGGATCTCCTGCTCTTCGCGCTTGTAGTCGTCGTGGCGCGTGCCCGTGGACGCCTGGGCGCTTGTTTCCTCTTCGTCGTCCGGGGGAGCGCCGTAGATGTCCCGCTCCATGGATTCGGGCGTAGGAACGATGAGCAGGGAATCCAGGGAGAAGCAGAACTTCTCGTGCAGGGCCGCACCGACAGCCGCCGGGCGCTTGATGAACTTGATGCGCTTGAAGTCCCAGGAGTTCTCGAAAGATCCCTTGGACACTTCGAACCGCACCGTGCGCCCCTCTTCCGTGGGCCACCAGAAGAACACAGGACCGCCGTCGTCCCCTCCGACTTTGGCTTCCCCGATCAGATCGAATCCGTGCTTCTCGTCGGCCGGAGTGTCGATCAGATACGCCTGGGTGCCGGGTACCTTGTCGTTGGCGGGATCGCGGGGGACCCAGACCATGAACCGGCGCCAGCTCGAGCGGTGGTCCTGGTTTCCGGAGCCCTTGACGCCCTTCTGGTACGTGGAAAAGTACTCCTGGCACCGGGGATCCTTGGTTCCGTAGGTACGCTGGATGCACAGATGCGAATGGCGGACGTTCTTGTTCGCCGGGTGCACCCACGCCTCGAACCCATAGTCGAAATCCCCGATCTGCACGGCGCCGGCCTTTACGGCCGGGTTCATCGGATTCTTGACTTCGACGGCCACGATGTCGCCGATGTGGACACCTTCGGACCATTCGTACCCGAAGGTGATGTTCGCCGGGAGATCCTGGATCCTGAAGATCGAGGACTTGGGGCCTTGGGCGCTGGGGGGAGGGGCTTCCACTCGGCTCTGTGCCTTGCCCCTGTTGAACTTGCTGAAGTCGATTCCCATGATCTTGATTCCTTGGTTTCTGGTTCTTTGTTGCTTGGTTCAGGCTTCCGGCCGATAGCCCGGAAGGTTCCCGCGGCTACTGGTGCCGGCGGAAGGGGTGGAAAAGTACGATGCACCGTGAAGCCTTTGCAGGGTCTCGATCATCGACTTTGTGGACTGGATCGCACGTTCGGCCGATTGGGCCAGCTTCAGGTTGTAGGAAGCATCGATCAGGGCTTGTTCCAGCTGGACGGTTTCCGGGTGCTTGGCGACCATGGACTTGACATCGGTTTCCGTGGCGGCCTTGCCGTTGACTTGGACACCTTTCAACTCGATCCAGAGTTCCCCGGTGCGGAGCTTTAGACGGGCTTCCGCTTCGTCCCGGATCTTCTGGGCATCGGCCACGGCGTCCCCGTAGTGGCGTTCCTTTTCGCCCTGGGATTCGGCGGCATCGTCCAAATGGAGCTTGGAGATCTTGAGGTCTTCGGACAGGGTGCGTTCCATGTTACATGTTCCCCGCGGTCATCGCCATTGCCACAAGGCACGGGAAGCCGCTGTCATAGGTGGTTCCGGCCGAAAAGACTTGCAGGATCCCGATGGCCCTGGCGTTCTTGTCCCATCCGTTCAAGAGGGCCGCAGACGCATAGCCAAGGACACCGCGGCGCAAGGATTCCGGATCTTCCTTGGCGTCTTGGCAGCTCTTGAGAATCTTGACGATCTGGTCCAGGGACGCACCGTCCAGGAGGGCTTTGGCGAGGTTCTTGGATCCTTCGTCCGACTCCTTGAGCACGGACAGGGCTTCCTTGAGCCCTTCGGCGTCCAGTTCCCCGATGAGCAGGGGCGCCACGGTTTCCAGGAGGCTCAGGGCCTGTCCAGGGCTTCCACCGGCAAGGTCGATGATCCTTGTGCGCACGGCTTCCGGGAGCTGTATTCCTTCGTCCTTAGCCGTGCGAACCAGCATGCGGGTCATGGTCCTGGTGTCCAGGGTGTTCACGACGATGAAGGGACCACGGCGGCGCACGGCCGGGGTGATCTTCTTCTCTTCGCTGGTGCAGATGAACCAATAGTTGTGCGGGTGCCCGTCTTCCAGTTCCTTGAGCAGAAGACTCCAGGCGGCCGCGGTGACTTCCTGGCATTCATCCAGGATGATGGCTCGGGGGCCTCCATCCATTGTGCGGAACTGGATGCGTTCGATCAGGGACTCCGCATCTTCCTTCTTGTTGTAGCGTGCCCCGTTGATCTCCAGGATCCCGGTTTCCGGGTCGCTGACAACCAGCTCCGCGGCGATTCGGGCCATCGTCGTCTTCCCGGATCCGGGCTTCCCGACGAGGAAGTACACCCGGGGCCGCTTGTCCGCCGACATGGAAAGATTTTCCTGCAGGATCTTGACGTTGGCGTCGTTGCCGTAGACATCTTCGAAGGTCGAAGGGCGCCGGCGATTGGCGAGAGTGGTCACCTGGACACCGCCTTGTTCACACGCCGGGCGTTCCTGCGGGCCTTGCGCTGGTTGTACCTGGGCGCCAGCCACGGGGCGGAATAGGCGCCGGTGAACATGCGCGGATCGAACCCGCCGCCCAGCATCTGGATCCCGTATTGAGCCCGGGCCTGGGTCTGCACGGGCAAGGCGGCCCGGTTCTCCTTGGCCGGAGCCGTGCGCACCTGGGCACCCTGGGCATTGGGAAGCGCCGTCGTGGCCGTGGCCGGGAGAACTCCGGCGACACCGGCCGCCAGCATCGCGGCAACCTTGGACATGGTGATCTTGTTCTTCTTCACTCGTGCACCTCGTAGGTTTCCTGGTTCCCCTTGCGCAGGCGTGCAAGCATCGCCACTTCGGATTCCAGGGTGTGGGGCGTGGCCGTCAGCACAAAGCCGACGTTCTCCGGACGCACCTTGCGCCCGATGGAATGTTCGGCCGGGATCTGGTGGCCTTCGATCGTGCGGCAGATGTCGCCAGATTCGATGGTTTCCCCGATCTCGCGGAACCGTTGGGGGTGGGGCACTTTCATTTCTCCTTGAGATGGGACGACGTGTCCCGGTGGTGTAGTGAATCTAAGCGAATGGGCTTCATTTGTCAAGGGGTAAATTGTTTCAGAACTTCGGAGAGCCCAAGGGCCGCATCCAGATAGTTGTCTGGCCCTTGGCTCCAAAATGGCATGTGGCCCATGAACGCGGCGACTTGGATCGGGGTGCAATGGAACGAATACCCCTCGCCCTTGGCCGCCTCCATGACCTTGGCGGCGTTGGCCTTTCGATCCCCGGCGGCGTTCCAGGTTCCGAGGGATTCCCGGATCCGGACGTACTTGACGACGGTGGACGCTTGGTCCTTGGACATGGAGGTCCTTTTGGTGGCGCGGGTCACGGGGCAGCCTCGATCAGGTTCATGGTGATTTGGATTTCCAGGACGTCGGAGTCCGTGACCGCCTGACCCATGAGGACAGAAGTGGCCACGTATCTGGACTTGACGACGGTGCCGGCGAGATTCCGAGTCTCCAGGAAGTCCACAACCGTGCAAGTGCGGCCGCCGCGGCCCTTGTAGGTGGTCCCAAGTCCGTACTTCATGCGGCCACCCGAACCCGGCCCATGGACAGGCGAAGCTGCAGGGTTTCTTCGATCCCGGACCGGAGGACATCGACATAGACACCCTCGTCCTTCTGCAGCACGTCGAAATTGAGTCCGTGGACCCGGCCGTATTCGACGGTGTATGTGTCCATAGGGTCCAGGGTGATCTTGGCCCAGTTGGGCGACTTCCCGTTGACCTTGGCGGCTTTGGCCTTGAAGCGGAACGACAGGGCGCCTTCGGGGTGGTGGAGCTGGTTGTAGGCGCCGATCATCGGGATGAACTGAAGGCCAAGTTGGCGCTGGATGGTCTGGGCGATTTGTTGGGCTTCGGAGGCGTTGTGCATCTGGATCCCTTGGAGGCTTGGGAGCCTCATTGCTCCCGGTTCATAGAAGATATGCAAGGATCCTATAGAAGGCAAGCGGAAAAATAGAAGAAGGCTCGAAGGCCCGTCGGAAACTCCCGTGCACTTTGGACATCCCCGGCTCTGTATCCACGGGAGACCAGCACATTGGACGCATCGACCTGCTTCTTGAGATTGTCCAGATTCGAAAGGTCCAAGTCGATGTAGGAGACGCATGTGTGGGTAGTGGGACGGTAAGCATGCCCGATCTGGACACCGAACTCCTTTGCGGTATCTGCGACGATCTTCTTTGCTTCTGACCTGCGGGATTTCCTGAAGTTCTGTGCCCATCGTCTGATTCCTTGTTCCTGGGTCGCTCCATCGCGTCCCAGTTCCTAGAATATAGTCCCAAGGAACTATAGAAGTCAAGGGACTAGGAGAAAATAAATCATTTTGGCCAGTAGTCCCGTTCCTGAAGCGGTTTCATGTCCGCCCAACTCCCGTCGATCTCGGACCCTTCCATCTCGATCACCATAGGGGTGTCCAGCCATTTCCAATGCTGCACAAGGCGCTTTGTCCCCCACTCCTGGACGATTTCCGCGACCTGGGGGACGAGGTCCGGCCTAGTGTCCACCACAAGGGCGTCATGGATCTGACCACAGACGGCCGCTTCAGACTCCCCGGCAATGTCCCGGATCAGGGGGGCCGTGTTCTTCATGGTCCACAGGAGACAGTGGAACGCTGGTCCCTGGATCGGGTAGTTCGTGGCGTCGTTGAACCCCAGAGGTCCCCAGCACCGGAACCCGGTTTTCTGCTCCACGTACAGGTGTTCTTGGTAGAAGCGCCAAATGTCCTTTTTCCATTGGGCGTACCCTGGAAACATGTTCGTCCAGAGGTCCTTTTCCCATGCGACGAGGTGTTCTTGTAGCTTGTCGAGGGTGCCGGCCCCATTAGTCCGCATGTGGTCCAGGAGTTCCGGGTGTACTTGGAGGTAGTCCCACATTTTGAGGGTAACTTCTCCATGCTTTTGGCGCCCGAAGGCTTCCGCCTTGGAGCCGTAGAACTCGGCAAACGTGGCCAGGAACTTGGCGTCCGATCGGTATGGCTTCACATCAGATCTAGGCATCATGAAGATCTTGGACCCGATATCACTGTGCATGTCTGAATGGGGGTCCCTCAAATAGGCCCCCATGTTCTTGTCCAGGTGGTTGCAGTATCCCACGGACACTTCCACGGCCTTGTAGTCCAGTTCGACTAGGACGTGGCCTGGACGCGGCTTCAGGGCCGAACGGATCATCTTCTTTGCGATCTTATCCCGCTTCGGCACGTTCTGGAAATTGGGATTGCTGCTACTGGATCGGAATGTCGTCACGTTGTCAATGCGGAATGATGTATGAATAGTTCCGGCCTCTGATTCCCGCATGAATCCATCTAAATAGGTCCCGGATAGCTTGGACATCTTTTTCCATTCTAAGATGTCATTTGCAATAGGGCTATGGAAACTCTGCAATGCGGCCTCATCGGCAACCCGTCCACTGCGGCCCATTGGCATTTTCAATGTGTCATAGAACAGTTTCGATATTTGTTCCGGAGCGTTCGGATTGAATACAGGGGAAACCTGTTCGTAGGATCTAATCCGTTTCAGCGTGGTATCCATGTCCACGGTGATGCGTTTCCTGGATTCCTGCATCATGGAAACGTCAAGCTGGATCCCGATCTCCGAAGCTCTGGCGAGTTCGGGGGACGCCTCTAAGAGGAGACGATTGCCCCGAAGCTGGGGCTTGTACTCCATGAGTTTGCGGCGCTGCTTGTAGAACCCTTCCATGGATCCAATGGCGTCCATCCCGTTGTACCCCATCATCTTTTCAGGAGGGGCATCATGGATCTTGTTGAAGCTGTTCGCCCCTTCTGTCTCGTCGTCGGCTTTTAGGTACTTGTCGACCTCGTGGTCGTACCCCATGATCCCAAAGTTGGTGTATACCAAGAACTTTAGGGACGTGGGATCATTGTTGTTGAGAACATGGGCACCAAGGCACGTATCCCCAATCCATCCAAGGACCCAGAACCCACCGCCACGGACAAAGGTCCATGTATCTTCGAATTGATTCTGATGTGCCACTTTTCCGATAGTTGGATCCGTGAGAATGCGTTTCCATTCTCGCATGAAATCCAAATCATCCTTGTGGAAGTATCCGGCAAATCCTTTTACATTGTTTTCTGGTCCAAATGCAACTGACGCATATACAATTTCGTGTCCACGCCTGTGCGGCTTTAGTCCAGTAGTTTCATAGTCAAAAGCTATATCCATTCCGGACTTAATGGTTTTCAGGAGTTCGACGTATTCCTTCGATTCGTGGAATATCGTGACATCGTCCGTACTGAACGCCTTGGGAACAGACGTCCCCACTTTCCCCATTGCGGACTCCAATTGGAGCCTGAAGAACTTCTGAATATCCTGTTTCTTCCCGTAAGCCAATATGTGCTTGAGTCCGGACGTAGGACACACCCATGCCTGGAGATCCTGGTCCGGGATCTGATGCCCAATGAACGCCGTCGGCTGGGTCCCAGACATCCGGCCCCCAAGGCGCTGCCCCAGAAGAGCCTGGATGGCGATTGGACCAAGGGGGATAATGCACGTCGGGGAGAGCTGGGAAATGGTCTCGTGTAGCTTGGGGTGACAGGCATTCCCGGCGTCCGTCCGTTCCTTGTCCCCCTGTTTCCCGTTTTCCCCGTCCCAGTCGTTTTTGGTGTAGCATCGAAGGGCAAACACCGTCCAACAGTCCCGCTTCAGGTCCAGGCCCAGGCGCCGAAGTTCCCGGTGCAGGATCGCCCCAGAATCCCCAGACAATGGGATCCCGGAAGCATCGTCCGAGGCACTAGGGAACTCTGAAATGATTAGGATCCCTTTTGCGCCTTCCCCGTACACCGGGAACTTGGGGCTCTTGCAGTGCAGGTACCGGCCACAGGAGTCACAGGAATGTCCGGCCTTTTTGGGACTGGACACAGGGACAAACTCTTCCCCGAATAGGCTTTCAGAGGGGAAGAAAGGCGCGTTGGTCAAAAGAAGAATCCTCCATGGATCTGTGAGTGCCGGTGGAAGGTCTCGAACCTCCGACAATCCCCGCATGAAGGGGACGCTCTACCAACTGAGCTACACCGGCGAATCCTGTCCTAATCGCTCATGTCATTGACGTTTTGATCTTCGACGCCACAACGCGACATCTTCCACGCTAGGACAGGAAAATCTAATTTAGCGGGCCACCATCACGAACTGCATGAAATCCGGTCCCCTGAAGATGAGAACCGGCTTCTTGGACTTGGGCCACTGTTCCGGGGGCAAGCCGGGTTCCTTGTCCTTGGTCTCATGCAGCACGACGCTGAACTCCTGAACCTTCTTCGCAGCTTCCCGGAGATACGGCACCGATGCCCAGAATTCCAGGTCCGTTCCTTCCGGAAGCGCCGTGTCCCAGAACAAGGACTCCGACACGTTCCCAGCTTCCTTGGAAGTCTTGAGGCACATGGATTCCGAGGTGATGTGCACCCGGACCAAGACGCCCATCTGGCCAGCCACGGCGAACGTTTCCACACGGTCCACGGCGTCGGCCAGTCCCTGCGGAATGGGGCAGGTGAACAGAGATTCCAGGTTCCCGATCATCGCCTTGGTTGCGAGGCGCTGGGCAGCGGGGTACACTTCCGAATGTGCCTTGCAGCTGAAGATGGCGCCGGCGGCCGTGAACACGTGGAACCAGGGATCCTTGAGCATGTAGGAGGTCAAGGCGCCCATGGTCAGCAGTTCCTTGGCCACGGCCGTGTGGAGGCTGAAGGTAGGCATCGCTTCGGACAGGGTGCCAAAGTTGGCGCGGATCATCCCGTCTTCCGAAACCATGTCGGTGCCGGCGATGTGCACCACCGGGTACTTCCATTTCCCGTTTTCCAGGCGGCACAGGGCCAGCATGGAGCCGAAATCCTTGGGCAGGTCGGTCCATTCGATCTTGTCCAGGGCCAGGGCGTTCAGGAACTCGGACAGGTTGTCGGGGAACGTGGCCAGTTCCACGGAGGTGTTCCCGCAGAGCATGGACACCTTGTCCGGGGAGCCGTCGGCGGACTTCACGGCCTCGATGTCGATGGTGTCGCCCTTGAGCTTCTGGACCAGCTTCTGGAGTTCCTTGACCTTGACGACGGCGTTCAGGTCCTTGAGGTCTTCGACCCGGGCCGAAACGGAAATGGTGTCGTTGTAGCTGGACAACCAGCCGCCATGGAACACGGCGGAATCGAAGGTCTGGTCTTCCCCGCATCCGGAGAGGATGAGCTTCAGGGCATCGAGGAGCTTGGCGCGTTGGATCTGCATTTGTTTTGGTTCCTTGTTGATGGGGGTTCTAGGTTTCCTGGAATTCTGGGAACTGGCGTTCCATGGCGCCATGCCGAATGGCGTAGCGCCCGAC